CCTATGGATTATTCATTATTTTATATAGGTACATATGACGACGATTCAGCAGAAATTGTTACAAAAGTACCAAAACAGTTGTATACAGCCAATGAAGCAGTCAATCAACAAAACGTAGAGTTATAATATGAAATCAGTCATGACAGCGGGACAGTTACAGTCTCAAGTACCAAGAGCGGATATAAACCGCTCTACATTTAACCGTTCACACGGTTTAAAAACAACTTTCGATTGCGATAAGTTAGTTCCTATTTTGGTAGATGAAGTTCTACCAGGGGACACACATAAGTTAAACACAAATATATTTGCACGTTTAGCAACACCAATCAATCCCATTATGGATAACATGTATTTAGATACGTTCTATTTCTTTGTACCAATGCGATTAGTATGGGACAATTATGCCAAATTTTTCGGCGAACAAGACAATCCGGGTGACTCAACAGATTATGTTATACCAAAAGTATCGCTTGATACAGGTTCAACTGCATCAGGTTTGTTAGCAGATTATTTTGGTGTTCCTGTTGGTGTAAATATTGAAGCGAATAATTTACCATTTCGTGCATATTGGTTAATTTATAATGAATGGTTTAGGGATCAAAATTTACAAGATTCTTATCCTGTTATTAAAGATGATAGTTCATTAGTAACGGGTTCACCCGGTACATATCAATGGTGGAATCTTGCAACACGTGGCAAACGCCATGATTATTTTACATCATGCTTACCATTTGCACAAAAAGGTGATGAGGTTAAAGTTCCATTAGGTGATAAAGCATTTTTATCAGTAAGTACATCTACATCAGCAAATGATACATTAGGATTATATTCAGGTACTAATAAAAAGTATATGACACAGGACGTTAGCGGAAGTACAGATGCTATACGTTTAGGCAATACATTAGGTAGTATACCAGATGAGGATATGTTATATGCAGACCTTGCACAAGCAACATCAGCCAGCATCAACGACTGGCGACAAGCATTCCAGATTCAGCGATTTCTTGAAAGAGATGCGCGAGGAGGAACGCGCTACACTGAAAAAGTTAAGGCTCATTTTGGAGTCACAAGTCCAGATTCTAGATTACAACGTCCAGAATATCTCGGCGGAGGTTCAACACCAGTCAACATCCACCCAGTTGCTCAACAATCAAGTACAGATTCAACATCTCCACAAGGTAATCTGTCAGCATTTGGAACAGCTTCAGAGAATAACTCAGGATTTACAAAGAGTTTCACGGAGCATGGGTATATCATTGGATTAGCCAATGTAAGAGCTGATTTGACATATCAGCAAGGCCTAGACAAAATGTGGTCAAGAGAAACACAATATGATTTCTTCTTCCCAACATTTGCACATTTAGGCGAACAAGCAGTACTGAACAAAGAAATCTTTGTATCAGGTACAGCAACAGACGAAGAAGTCTTCGGCTATCAAGAACGTTATGCAGAATATAAGTACAAACGTTCACAATTAACAGGATTATTCCGTTCAGACGCCAGCGCTTCATTAGACGCATGGCATGTATCAGAAGATTTTGCTAATACGCCAACATTAGGCGATACTTTTATAAAAAGTAATACACCATTAGACCGTTGTATCGCAGTACCAAGCGAACCTCATTTCATTATGGATGCATACTTTAATTATACGAGTATTAGACCAATGCCGGTATTCTCACCACCGGGCATGATAGACCACTTCTAAGGAGTAAACTATGATTGGTGAAATCATAGGTGGCTTAATATCTAAAAGCGGACAATCGTCCGCTAATAGAGCCAACCTTAATATAGCTAGGGAACAAATGAAGTTCCAAGAGCGCATGAGTAATACCGCTTATCAACGCAGTGCAGCAGACTTAAAAAAAAAGCCGGATTAAATCGCATATTAGCGTTAGGAAGTCCAGCGTCAAGTCCTCAAGGGGCGTCAGCAACAATGCAAAACACTAAAGCCGATTTAGGTAGAGGTGTACAAAAAGGCGTAAGCAGTGCTATAGCTCAAGCTTCACAATTAGCACAAATAAAAGCAATTAATGCGCAAACTACTAAAACTAAAGCAGAAACTGTTAATACTATTCAACAAGGTCAAATAAAA